CCAGCAAAGTGGTAAGATTTTCTGATTGTACCAATTTTGTTACGAACTAATCCAGGAGTTGACCAGTTAGAAGCGTTACCTCTAGAGAAGTCTAGTCCTACATTAGCATATAATTGAGCCCACATTGCGCCCGCAGCTATATCTGCTGCTGGAGCTACTGCTGCTGCATCTGGCTCAATTAACTGTAACGTGTAGTCCCAGTTTGATCCATTTTGCACAGGCTCAGACATGATTCTTGCTTGTACTCCAGACTCTGAAATAAGAGTGTATGGAAATACAAACCACTTGTCAGGGAATGTTAATGTAAAAGGAGCTCCGCCAGTACCATTACCTACATTGGCAATAACCGGTCTAATATTAACTTCGTGAGTTTTTACTCGGTACTCATATTCATATCTATCAATAGATTTAGTGTTACCTACTCCCTCTGTTAACATTGTTAATGGAAATCTTCTATCTTCTTTCCCTGCAAGATGTGTAATAATTGGAGAAAGCTCTGCTGGCTTTTCCATTAACGCATTTGCCAAACTATTCGAGTCTGTCATTTGCGCATCGTTATAAAACGTTTTTAATACTTGCATTTTAATTCAATTTTAAATGAGGTCCCTATCTCCTCGTTCCGGGAAAACTCACTAAGACATTAACGATCCAAAATCTAAATCATTCAAATCTAAGTTTGTTTTTGCTTTTGTTTTCTTTTTTGCACTTTTCAAAGTAGTCTTACTAGCTTTTGTGATTCTATCTTTTAAAGATCTAGTTTGTTGACTCTTTGCTTTTGTTGCTATTATATCTTTTAAATTTAATCCTTTAAACATTAAGTAGTCCATAAGAAGTCTTTGTTCTTGTGAAGCTCCTTGTCTATCAATCATACTTTGTGTATGCCCATTCTTATTCACAGGAGTTGATATATATTTAAAGAACTTATTTTTTTCTCTATTTGGTATTGTTATTCCAGCAAATTCATTTGTTTCTTGAATTGTTTTGTGTATACCAGTCCAAAATTTTTGTTCTTCTTCACGCGCTTTAATATTTTGCTCTTTTTGTTGTTGTAGCATATATTCTCTTTGCTTCTTTTGAGCATCTGTTAACGCATTTTTAGCTAATTCTGCTTTAGCAAATAATTTTCCTGAATCTTCATAATCTTCAATTAACTCTTTGATCATGCCATCATCATGTCCTTTAGCTCTAAAATAATTAGATAAAACAACTTTTTGCATCGGAGTATCTTTTTCAGTAAGTTCTAATTTACCATAATCAGATTGTGGATCATTAGCTCTCATAAAATTTTCTGACTGTCCTCCATTCATAACATATTCTAAATGTCTTTGAACGAGCGGAAAGTTTTCCATTATATTATCAAGCTGCTCCTCTGCTAATTTATTTGCTACATCTAAAGTTAAAGTCTTTAATCCTTCAGGAGTATCTTCATAATCATATTCTCCTTCAAATCCTAAAGATTCTAAAACTTCTCCTACTACAGATTTCTCGTCAGTCTCTTTTGATTCAGGTTCAGCATTTTCTTTTTCAATTGCTTCTAATCCGTCTTCAATTTCTTCTTTATCAACATCATCTTTATCAGTTGGTTCAATAATATCTGTATCTTCTGTTACTGCCTTAGATGCATCTTCATCTAATTCATTTTCTGCAGAAGTTTTATCTAATTCAACTGCTTCAGGTTTTGTTTCTTTAATTGAAGTATCAGTCTCATCTAATACTTCTAATGTGTCTATACTATCTGTATCTGCTGACACAATATCATCAAACGATATATCGTTTAAATCTAGCTTTTCTTCATTGTTTGGTGTTTCCATTTTTTACAAATTTAGTTATTAATTTAGTTTGTTTTACACTAGTATTATATTTAATAAATAACTTTATTATATAACACTTTATTTTTTTCCTTTTTTCAGAAACCAATTATTTATACTTGGTTGCTGGTATGTAGCTGGTGTTTCTATAACTGTACCAACTTTTCCTCCCATAGGAAGGCTGTCTATTCCTGGAGGTACAGATCTATATGATTGTACAATATTTCCATCATTATCTTGTTTAGTTATATTAATATTATGAGTCATATTTTTTGTAGTGAAATCTTCAGATGAATTTTCAAAAGTCATAGCTGTATTTCCATCAGATCCTATCAATCCTTTATTTTTTTGTTCATTAGTAACTGCCTTCTCCATATGCATAGCTAGTATCTCCGAGTAAGATTGTCTACTCGCAATAGCATGTTTTAAAAGATCCATTTCTATACTCAACTTTCTGTTGTATTATTTGGTTTTTCTTTTGCTATTTTTTCATTACTTTCTCTATCTGCCTTTGCTTCTTCTGCTGAAGCTTCTCTCTCTGCTTGTGCATTACGATTATCACTCATAGTTTTAGTAAGATCTGACCTTTCTTTACTTAAAGTAGCTTCTCTACTTTCTTTTATTTTTTCTCTATCAGTTCTATCTTTAATACTACTAGTATTCATATCAGCTGATATTTTTTTATCATCTGTATCACTTTTAATATTAGCTATCTTTAATTGTGTTTCACTATTAAGTTCTGCAATATCTAATTTATTTTGTCTATCTTTTTCATTTTGAACATTCTCATTCTGCATCTTAGCTTGTTCTGCTTCTAATTTAGCATTCTCCATTTCTTGTTGAGCTTGCTGTTGTTGTTGAGCTAACTCTTTCATTGACTCCTCTGCATCTCTAATTTTATCTTTCAATTGTGTAAATGATTGTGTATCTATCATGTCAGCAACTGTAGATGCAGGCACTCCATTTTGAATCATTGATTGAGATAATCCTTCTAATTTTTGTAATTTCTCTTGCTCTGCTCCTCCTGCAGTAATAAAAATACCATAATCAGATTCTGAATGTGTTAAAGGATCTGCAATTAAATAATCTGTAGTTCCATCTGGCATAACATACATACTTTTCTTACCTGTTAACCAAGCTTCTTTAGAATAATCTAATAATGCTTGCATATCTTTTTGTTCTAACCTTGCAAATTTTCTAAATATATCTTCTGTAATATGAGATGACTGTACAATAGATTGTTGTGAAGAAGCTTTACCTTCATATTGTCCTACTTGTCCTTGTCTTTGTCTATTAACTCCAGATAACTTTTCCCATTCTTCCATAATAGCTTGTAATAAAACTATATATTGTTCTATAGTTTTAATTGACATATCCATTACAGATTGATGTTGAGGATTTAATTGTATTCCTTCTTTATTATAATCTACCCAAGCAATACCTGTACCTTCAACAAAATACATAAACTTATCCATATCCCATTTCTTAGGGATCATATTAATATCAAATTGTGCTATTATATCTTTACTTCTTGCTATTGCAAGTTCCAATCTATATTTATATATATTATAATTTAATTGATAAGGAATTCCTAAAGATACCATAGATATATTATCAGAATTTGTATCTGAATATCTTACACCATTTACTGGTAATTTACATTTTGATGGATTATCTATTGTTCCTCTTTGATTAGCTAGTGGTCTAATGTTAACATATATATCTTCATCAATTCGTGTTCCTTCCCATACTTCATTTACCCATAACCATTCAACATTTCCTCCTAATTCTTTCATTTCATCAGGAAGTATAAATCCATCCTCTACTTGCATTTCCTCCACAGAACCTGTTAAAGGATCTAAATATGTTAAGAATCCTATACGTTTTCTAGACTTCCAATATACAGTGATAACTTCTAATAAATTACCTCTTGTAGCGTTATTTGGATTAGTTTTTGTAGAACTCATTAACCAACTATCTAATATATTTTGTTCTGGTGATTCCATTTTATCGATATTAGCTGGAGTTAAAGAATCATTATATTGATCTATAATAGTTGATGCATGCGCATACTTTCTAACTAATGCCCAATCACCATCTTCAACGTAATCTAAATCCGGATCTAAATCATAATCTACATCAATAGGATTTATAATATCATAAAAAGGTTCTCCATTTCTCACTCCTCTGTGAGTATAAGCTTCTCCGGAAACTAAGAAATGAAACCAAGCTTTTTGTAGCTTATGTTTAACTTCTTGTTCCATCATTATATAATTCATAGAATGCTGCCCTACTAAAGCTCTAGCATCTACATATGTTCTTTCAAACATTTGTTCAATATGTTCTGGCATTTCTACATCTTGTGTTGGCACACCAGTTTCCATACCTTCTTCATTTAATTGATTTATTACTCTTTGTCTTAAGCTCTCTAATATTAATTCTTGTTTTTTCTCTTCTTTAATAGTAGATGCGTCTGAGTTAGTAACTGATACAGTATAATTAAAAGGACGTTTAGCTTTTTCTCCTAATAATAAATCAATGATAGGTTTTATAATTGGATAATTACGCATTTTAGATGGAAAGTTACTACGAGTCTTTCCATAAGGTTTTAATACATAATCATAGTCTTGATCCATGATCTCACCATTATAGAAATCATACAATCTAATTAAATCACTTTTTCGTCCATTTTGAGTACCACTTCCACTGTGTCCTACATTAGAAATATTGATATAAGATTTTACACAATCTTCTCTCCATTCCTTATTTTTCTTTTTAATTGGAAGCTTCTGTCTAGGTATTTCTTTATATGTTCCCATAATCTTGCAAATATATGCATTTTATCTTATTAAAATACACACTATTATTATTTATATATATACTTTATTACTATACCACTTATTTATACATCCTATCAAACCATTCATTGGTTGAATTATCCTCTAATATGTCTTTTATTTCTGAATTATATAATTCTTTAGTATGATACATACCAATCATTAACGCCATAACACGGTCAAAGTTTCCTTTATGGTTAAACTTAATTAATTCAGTTAATAATGCGGGATCATATATCTTATGTAAATTTAATAATTGCTTACCATTTTCATCAGTACTCCTTACTGTAATTAGCCAATCTCTTATATATATTTCTCCCTGTCTTTTTCGTTGTTCAGTCATATGCATACCATACTGACGTTTTACTGTTCTAGATTGCAATTCTTTTTTATCTAACATTTCAAATTCTTCTTGTAATCTATGTAACTTTCTATATCTCTTTGCGTATGCAATAATCTCTCCTCGATCATTCTCAAACCCTATCTTACAACCATAATAATCAGCAAGCATAAATAAATTTCTATTATATTCATCAGAACTATTAGGTCTACCTACATAAGATGCTACTATCATATCATCTGGTCTAGATAAATTATTAGGTCTTTTAATTACATATGCAGCTCCTAAAGATGTAGAATCTGCTGCTTGACTTTGTCCATAAGGGTCATGACATAATACATA